CCATAACGACAGTGACATCACGTACACTCTGTACCTTGCACATCACTTCCATTAGGAACTCTCCGGTATGTTTCTTTTATAGGTTCATAGCATCGAGAAAATTTGTTTTCTTTCAATGTATTAACAGTTTTTTCTAAAGATTTTATAACTGTGTCTACATCATTAGCATACTTTATGTACTTAAACTCTCCTGATGAATGATTGATAACCCACCATCCACCTGCTTCTACTCCTTTACCTTTAGCATATATAGCAAGTTGGCCTACGTAACCAAAGCTATCATGCTTTGCTATGTTTTCTCCTCCTGTCCATTTACTTTTATAACTCCAAGGACTAGCAGATTTTATGTCATCAACTTTACCATCGACAATAAGATCATACTCTCCGCTAATTGTTTCTCCAGCTATTTCTACTTGAACTCTTTCTGGTTCACCATACTTAACTCCTGCTTCATTTAATACTCCTTTAAATACAGCCTCAGTTATATCTCCTATTAACATTCGCAACAAAAAGTTAGTACCGAAAGGGACTGCTTTCTCAGGTTTATTTTTCATAAACCAAAGTTGGCAGGTAGCCCTTCCGATATTGCTTGCTCTTAAACGAAACTTCCTGTTGTTTTTATCGTCAAACTGTTTATCCAAGGCTTGCTCTACATGGCTCATTACTTTATTTTTAGTAGTTGCAGTCATGCTTGCAGTTCCTTCAAGAACTTTTGTAAAATAGTTATGTACGAGTAGTTCAACAGGATGTTCCATATTAAACGTCCTCTACTACATTAACAAACTCATCAATGATGCTATCGTCTTCACTAGAGAATGTTTCACCACTACTTTTTTCTTTATACCTAGATTCAATATAATTGTTTTGACCATCAACCCATGCTACAAAATTACCGAAAGCTTGTTGGTCTGTATCACTGATATCAATCTTGGTCGATAAATCAACTACAGGAATAGGACTAAATACCATATTACCATTAGGCATTGGTGATCCTTCAGTAGTTATAGAAATTGAATGTTCAGGTAAAAGACGCTTTGCTGAATAGTATTTACCAATAGCTTCTCCCATAACCTTAAACGCATCCTTGTTACTTATTTCCCAAATGACAGGAGCTTCAATAGGTTTATCTAAAGGCTCTCCCTTTGCGTTCATGGTTTCTTTTGATGAAGCTATACCAAATAAAGTACGGACTCGCTTTACAGAAGATATTAAACGACGAGTAGCTTCAGGCAACGCTTGCCAATCTTTGATATACCCTGACGGTCTTCCACAATTAAATCCACCATCATCATCCATGTGATCAGCGTTATTGAAGTTGTCTTGTGTAACAAATACTGACCTAATAAACTTACCCTTCTTTCCGCTTTGATCTGGAACAGTGAAGGGAACCCAACGCACATAACGAAACCTTTGTAAGAAAGGTCTGAAAGTAATGCCCTCTGAATAATGTACATCCCCATCATTGTCAGTTATTGCAAATGTTCCTCCCGGAACTACTTCCATTTGTCTCTTCTTACCTTTTGTTTCAACCATGTCCATAATAGGTTGATGGCTAATCTTCATTCTAGGGATACTGAGAGAACTATCTTTTGTTGATTGCTTACCCATTCCCATTGCATTTGCCATAATGTCGTAGTTATCTGTACTAATTGTAGATATTTGTGTTTCCATTTAATATTCCTTTCTTGTTAAGAAGATGCCCATTATACACTTTTATTGTTTTTTGTCAAGCATATTCTACAACTTCCATCCAATTATTTCCTATCTTGCAATCCATTATCAATGGAACGTCAAAATTCATTTGAAATTTTAAGTTTAACATATCTCGAAGTTCTTTTTCTACTTGCTCTACACATTCTTTTACATATATTTCCTCCTCTGGATGCGTATCTATAACTACACTATCATGTACACTATTTACAATCATACTTTTAAGTTGTTTATTCTGCATCCTCTCTTCAACTAATAGTAAAGTTAATTGAACTATATCTGTAGATACAGATTGTACAGGATAATTCTTAACTGCTGTAAAGTATGTAATGCCACCGTTACTTCTACGTTTAGCATCAGGAAAAGCAAACTGTCTTCCTGTGGGTGTCGTAACCATTCCTGTAGACATTACTTCATTAGCTAACTGCTTATGCCAATACCCTATACCCTCATACTTATGTATAAACTGTTTATAGTATGTTTCTTCTGCTGTAGATTTTCCATACCCTGTAGCCCCAAACAAAGGAGCGAAGGTATGCTCTTTAGCTTCTTGTCTCGAAGTCTTTTGTCCTGCATCTGAAATTACTTTTGCAGTATAACTATGTACATCAAAACCAGTGTTGATCTCTGACTTGGCTAACTCATCTTCACCCAAAAATGCTGCTGTTCTAAATTCTAACTGTGCAAAATCTGCCTCTATTATCTTACCACCTTCCCAACGAGATTTAAATACACGCTTGATAGGAAAAGTATTTCCCCTTGGCATATTCTGTAAATTAGGTGAGTCTGACGCAAGTCTACCTGTAGACGTTCTATGCTGTACTAATCTTACGTGTAGTTTACCATCAGTTTTCATATAAGTTTCTATTCCATCAACGAAAGAAGATAGATATGTATCTAATGCAGATAACCTTCTTACCTTATGTAAAAAGTTTTGCGCTTTTGTCATTTTTTTGCGTTTAGATACTTCTTCTAACATCTCTATGTTTATCTTACTTGTACTAAAACCATGATTAGATACCCAACTGGCAGAGGGAGCAGAAAACTTTAACCCTGCAATCCGTTGTTGAGGTAGATAAAGAATACCTTTAGAGTCACATACCTTACATAATCGTTTTGCCTTTCCTATCGTACCATCTTTTTTTCTTGCGATGTTAAAGCCTCTACCAAAACAATCGGAACACTGTATAGCTTTTGTTTTATATACAATACTACTTTTCTTTACTACCTGTTCCTTATAGTCTTTCTTTTTCATGTACGGTGTAAAGTTTGTAGCCCAATCATTTTTTTCTATAGGCTTTCTACTGTAGATCAGAGTGCTTAGTTGTTCTGGTGAGGATAAATTTATAGGCGTATCCCCCATTAACTCTATCACTTCAACATTCAATGCATTAACTATATCTGCTTGCTCTTTTTTAAATTCCTCTTTAACAGACATCAGTGCTTGTTTATCTATAGAAAACCCTCTTGAATATATCTTTGCTAAAAGTTTGCATAACTCATTAGTTAAATTAACAATGGGATTAAGAGAAGAATACTCCGTAGTGTATAGCTTCTTTATTAGAAGTTCAGATAGTTCTTGTGTAGCTTTAACATCAGCTAAACAATACTCTTCTAAATCATCACCATCTATATCATCTACAGATACACCTGCTTTAAGTTGTTCCTTCATCAAGTCCATCTTCTGATTATCAAGGCAGTATCTTTCTGCAATCGCCTGTAAAGATAGTGGTTGTTTCTGTGCTCGTTGAAACAAATACTCAACAAGCATAGTATCAAACACTGCACCATCATATTTAAAACCACAATCCCACAACCAAATGAGTTCATGTTGAGCATTATGACAAATGATCACAGTAGCCTTATCCAGTTGGGCTTGTAGTTTGTCTTTAGCTCCCTCCGTTGTATGCGTCTTGTGGTTAAACCAGAAGGAAGACTCCTCTCCTCTATCTGTTTTTGTACATACAAGAACCAGTTTATTTTCAGGCGTGAATGGATCAAGTAATATTTTTCCTGAAGGTAAACGAGTTACTGTATTTTCTATATCCACTGTAAGTTTCATATACCCCTCCTATGCACTATATGTAGCCGTATCAGGGTCAAACATGGTTACAACTCTACCATGCTTGCCAGTAAGCTTATTCTTTAGTACAAGCCAATGTCTCTCTGCGCTATCTTCCTCCTGTTGTCCTTCAATCATTGGTGTCTTAGTAAGACAAAATAATATATCTGCCTCTGAAGCTTTGCCTGTTCTACTTCCTTCAAGCATAGACATATCTACAAACACTTTACCTTCTGCTTCAGCAGATAATTGTGACATAGCAAATATCACACAGTCATATTGTTTTGCTAATATTCTTAATCTTATGTATGTAGCCTTTAACTTTTCGTGATGCGCTATGTATGCTCCTTCTGGATGAAATTTATCTGCCATGTCAGCAATCAATATGTCTGGTTTATATGCTTTTATAGCCCTTTCCATCCTATCTAGATCCCAACCAGTAGCATCAGCTACATTAAGACTATCCTTCATTGGTTTAAAAAATTGTTCTGCTTTTGTTTTATCTTTCTTTATGGCATCTATAGTCATGTTACATGATGCAGTTAAGTATCTTGCAGACACACGATTAGTTGCCTCTTCATTTGCAAGCACCATAACTTTTGCTCCTTGATGAAGAAAGCCATCCTTACCTGCACATAAGAAAGCATGGCAACTTGTCTTACCTGTATTTGGCCTTGCTGCACCTACAATTAATTGTCCTCCATTAACTCCGGGAACTAATTGTGCTACAGTAGGTATGTTTATCTTCCATTTAAATTCCAAGTCATTCTTCTTCAATAGCTCATCTATGTCCATACTCTCAAAGGCAATCTTTAATGCTGGCATGAAATCTTCTTCACGCCTATCAATAAATTCAACCACTTTATGTAAAGAAGTTATCTCACCATTGGACATCTTGAAAGCCATGTCTACAAGCTCATTGGCAGCATCTTCTCTATTTAATTCTCGTAATACATCCTGTGCTACCTCATAGTTTAATTCATCACACAAGTCCATCTTACGAAATAGGCTTGTGTATATATCTTTTTGAGCAGTAGTCAACGCTTGATTGGAAGAAAAGAATAACGCTTCTATATCTCCTATGTTTATATCATCTTCATACTCAATCATAGCTAGATCAATAGTATTCTTTATTGCTCTCGTTTCTTTGCTTTTAAATATTCTCTCTTTTGCTATGCTTTTATTTCCCTCGTAAAATTCACGAGAGGTTAGTGTGCGGAGTAATGCTAATTCCATTGTGTGCTCCTTCTATACCATTACTAATTTTTAAAACTCTATCTCTTATTCCTGTTATATCATGTTTCTTCCTATATTTCAAGTCATCTTCTAATTTAAATGTAAATATACCTGACTGAGCAGGAATGTGTGAGCTTATTTCCCTCTTCATTGCTATACTTTTATTACTTGCATCTGGATCAAGAGCAATAATAATTGCATCTACATCCTGTAGTTGCTCGTAATAGGAGGTAAGAAAGTTTGTACCAAGTAATGCAAAACCTATACAGTTTGAAAATGTACCTGCTACCACAGCAGCAGATATACAATCCTCTACGACCACTGCAACATTACCCTGACCAATTCTACAGCCATACCCACTAGACCCATACCGTTTCCATTTAGGTGTTACCTTAGAATTTACTGCACGACCAGCAGCATCAACGATACTATGGTTATGTACTATAGGAAAAACGATACGTTGATCTCTGATGTCGTAGTATAAGTTAATATCATTTAAGTTAATGCCATATCGTACTGAAAACTTGTAGAAGGTAGGACTATTTTTAGTGCTCTCCACCACAGGTATTATGTACTCTGGCATCTCAAATGTTTTTGTACTTTGTTTATTTGTATGTTGTATATCGTTTAGTGATACTCTCTGTCCTGTCACACCAGATAATCTACACTCTGCTTTATAACAGTTGTAAAGAAGCGCACCTATTTGTTTTGTAACTGTAAAAGTATTTCGACCATTGCATATAGGACAATTCCCCCTGTACCGTTCATCCAAATGTAAATCTAATCCATTTATATGTTTGATTATATCCATTCATCATCATCCATAGAAAAGTTTCGTTTGTCTGCAGCGTTACGTGCTTGATGTGTACTTATACATACATACGGCATTAAACTCTCCCTGCTTTTATGTCCACTGTAAGCCATTATCTCAGTATCTGTAGCCCCATGATTTGCTAAGTCAGTAAGAACTGTTCTTCTTATGTCTCTCAGTTGTAACTCTTTGGGTAACTTAGCTTCATCCATTATTTTCCTAAAGGTTCTAGATATATTTTGTTCACTATAAGGTTTAAGTCTATATGGATTAGGCACTACCCAATTCTGAAAACCATAATGTTCTTTCTGATCTATCAACATACGTATGAGGCTGTCTGACAAAGGTATTCCCGGTATTCTTTCTTTTGTTTTTTGTATCACCTCTCTTGTATATATCTTTTCATCAAAGTTATAATTACACCACTCAGACATTCTTATATCTTCAATGCGCTGTCCTAACTCTACGTTAATTCGTACTAGAAGACCAATGTTTCTCCATTTGTCTATGCTAAAAGCCATAGTTAAAAATTGTTTAAAATGTTCTGGCATCCATACAGTATTTCTTGGTGCTGCTTTTGATCTTTCCACAAAACCCCAAGGATTTTTTTCAAGTAGGTCATACTTCATTAGTACATTCCATACTCGTGTAACTATCTGTATTGTGTAGTTAGCAAAACGTATACCGTCTGAACCAGAATTTACACTTTCAACCAACGCCCAATATACTTTCTGACATTTAGCTACATTTAACGCACGTATAGGTATAGTTCCTACCTTTTGTTCTAAATTACCAGCCCCCTTTAATGTTGTACCCATTAGTCTACGTAGTTGATAGTCATATTGTATCTTAGTCTTTTCATTGGATATATTTTTTCTAAACTCAGGTGTCTTTAGATACTTTTCTATAGCATCTGACACACATCCACTCTTAATTAATTGCATATTAGTTACTCACATATCTAATTTTATATTCTTGCTCAACACCATAAAATAAGTCAGTCCATACTCCACTTTTAAGATACGATTGCATATTTCTTACATACACATCTAAAATGTTGTATCTATTATTAATCTTTTTGTCATACTTTATTCTTAATTGCTTACGTAGGCTATCCCTCTCTTCTTTATTTATATTAATCCATTTTTTAACTTTTTTTAGTGAAATGGGATGTTCATCAGGCAAGTTTCTTACATCCTCATGGATACTCAAGTTTTTAGACTCTGGTTTAGCAGCCCTTGCCCTAACAAGATTTTCTGTAGCCCTCTGCCTCTGTTCTTCAGTTAAAATTTTTCTTTTTCTTTTTACCATACCTCAAACCATCCTTCCTATGTTTATCCCAACGGTTACGCCAAATCATATTGTCTAGTTTTACTACTCGTTTCTCTACCCAATCCATAAGGGTATTATGCCAGAACATTACTTGTAATTTTTTAATCATTTTTTATTATTCCTTACACCAATCTTTCTTGTTAATGTATCTACGAGATTGTAGCATATTAACTGTTTTGTCACAATCATTGCAGTATACACCAAAGTGACACTCTAATTGTTTTAACTGAGTATCGCTGTAGCAATTAATTAATCCTTTAACATCAAATCTTTGTTCTCTATAATTCCATACAACTTCAGCTTGAGCAACTATGTTTTGCCTCTCACACTCACCACATCTATATGTAGTTGTATCATATAGTTGTTCTCCATTGTTAAAACGTATGTTGTCCCTTTCACACTGGATACATGTGTATACATTTCCGTCACTTTCATGTTTATCTGTCATTGTTTAATCCCTTTGTAAATTTTTACTCCTATTTATTTGCTATTGCCATTCCAATTAAATACCAGTTAGGAACATTAGTATTTTTCCACTTTGCCATGTATGACTTTTCTTTAAGGTAGTAGTTTCTATACCCTACCACAGAATCATAATCTTTGCAAGTGTCTGGCATACATTGAGGAGGATCTGTAAAGTCTCCATCCTCTAACTTGCTAGGAGTTTGTTGTAGGTTAGTAGTTATGTGAACTCTTTCAGTCTTATGTACTTTACCGTAACGTTTTGTATATTCTTTACATACATTAACAAGCAATCTCCATAGCCATTTATAGTTGTCTATGTTTTTCCTAGCCCACACTGCACTAGGATGGTTTTTATGAGTAGCCTTGTAGCACTCTATGCTAGGCTCACCATCTACTATGTGATGTGCAGTAGACAACAGTTGTGCATATTCTAATATCATTTTGACTACATGTTTATCACAATGCATCTCAGCACATTTAATTGGATCACGATCTAAGTAGAAGATGTTCATAGTTTTTCTCCTATGCTGTTAAAGTAAAAAGGCAGCAAGCATTAGGGGGAGAACAAACCCTGACACTCACTGCCTTTCATTTTAAGACAAGCCTTTTATGCAGCTACTGACTGCTCAAAATCATCATAACGTATGAGATTTTTAAATGCCTTACCTCGCACTAAGGTTTGAACATTTTGCTCCTGTCTTAACACACGATCACCGTATTCTGCTCCTCGCAAGCTAGAACTGTCAACGTGTGTGCCGTAATGAGTAAGCGAATTGTATAACGCATACCCATTATTACCTATACTACTGGAATAGGTATCCCATAAGCCCATCATAAGGTTAAGCCACTTTTTATTAAGCTTACTCTCAGACTTAGTTTTAGTTACACATAAGTTTGTAGCTAAAAATGTTTGTGCATTGTCCCTAGCTACAGGTATCTTTCTCATGTGGTTAAACAAATGACCATCCTCAACTAACACTTCAGGCCAAGTAGATGCCATCTTACCAATCTTCTCTGGTTCAGTGTTAGCTGTATGCTTGAACGCTACTGATGTGTTCTCAGCTATGCGAGACATACCATTTAAGCAATCAAGCCTACGTATAAAGGCAGATACATCATACTTAATGGAACCATCAATACTATTTCTAACACGTAAAGCTAGTGATGTAGGTTCACCAATAATCTTCTCAAAGTTGTACGCTTCTAGTTCTATATCTGCATACATACGTGCATTGTTATTCATAGTTTGAAACCTAACCTTTGCATTTGATAAATCAAGGTTAGACATCTTCAGCCCCTCTACCAAAGGTTCCCACAAGTCATTGTATGGTCGTGGATTGTACCTAGACTTAACAATACCTAGAACTTCATCTGTATTTTCATTTACAATCTTCTGTCCCAAACTTGTAGATATAGAAGAACCAGAATGTTCAATCGGTCTTAACACTGGTGTAAACTTTAATTCATCTGGTAGTTCAAATATATCTGTAGGTGTACTGAGTACGTGTGATGATTGTGTATCGTCATAATACATAAGTATGTCTCCTTTTTAATGTTATAATGTAAAGTATCAAACTTTTGTAACTTTGTCAAGTCCTTTCTTCTACTTTAAATATGTATGTCCATCTAATTTAGCAGTTACCACCATAGTCGCCGCCCAATTTGGATTAACTTTTTTATGTGCATAGTAATGGGTTGCACCATTAACCATGTCTTCACCAAACCCCATGTATACAATATATGCAGCAATTACACTGTCCTCCCATCCATCTAAGTTGTTTACATCATCGCTCCTACCATCACAATACCAACTAAACTGGCATCTGTTGCGAGTAGGATAGTACACTCTATCATCTTGTTCAAGAGTAGGATCTTTTCTGGTCTTCCAACTTTCTTTTATTGGCCCCTCTGTTATGACCTCACAAATTGTATGAGGGTATCTTTTGCTATCCACTCTGTTCATTACCACTTGTGACGTAGCTATCTTCTCGTCAAAACTGGCCCCTCTAGCTTCATGGTATGCATTTACAGCTAAACAATAAAACTCCCCATGTATATCTACAGCAGGGTATAAATATTCACCTGTATCAATAGGGCCAGCCATTCCCAAAAGAACCTGTAACATTACAGAAAATGCAGGTAATGAAATATCAAACATAGTACCCCCTTGTTTTTTGCTTACGTTTTACTTTACGATCTTTAGTTTTTCTTTTGTCTATATCTTTACGTACAAGCCTATCTCTTTTACGAGACAGGTCTATATCTTCTTTAACATCTCGTGAATCCATTTCCAAATCACGAACTTTCATTTTACTTACCTCCTAAGTTAAGTTGTTAAATGTAATGTTAAACTATTTAATTTCATATATTAAATATATTAATATCATATTTTTAATCTTTTGTCAACCCCCTATCAGTAGATTTACAAAGTCCTAATTTACCATAGAGTATCACAAGCATACTCCTGTATTCAATTAAGTCGGTAGTGTCTTTGTTATATTCTATGGTGACTAAATCTTGTAGTATCTCAAGTTCAGTTTCTGTTAATAGCATTGTTCATTCTCCTTTTATTCTAATTGGTAGTGAGTTTTTAGTATACCTTCCATTGTTTGTCTGTCATAGCCCAACTGGACTAAGCTTTGTAATAGTTGTGAATATGTAATAGATCCATACTCGTACTTCTGAGTTATTTGAGCTACCTTTCTTCTCTCAAACTCCTCACTATTTATTGTTATGCTTTCATTCATATGATACTCCGTCTTTGTGATCCCACAATATTTTTTGTTCGTATAACCAATCATTAATAACTCTAGTCTCAACAGTAGATAGATCTGTATGTGGACCAACCCCCTGTAAAAACTCTGCTATCAATTCACTAGGCAATTGAGAGGGATCGTCAATTACAAAATCATATGGGTTGTAACTGAACAAGTCTGGTTCATTTTCCTCATCTGATGCGTTTATATCCATCTGTATAGTTGAGGCTAGATTATCGAATACAGTAACTAGATCTAGTGGACTATGCTTATAACCTACCACAAATCCGAACCTGTCTATATCTAGTACTTCATTTTCAATGATTTGTTTTTCAAACAAAAATGTATCTTTATCCTCCAGTATTTGTTGAATATAAGATGTATTCCATACATGGTGATCATTCTTCATTATGCTACCTTTCTTGTTGATACATTATGGCTAACGTGTGTCATTCTCTTTCGGTTATTCTCTACAATAAACCGTAGTCCAGAACGTTTACTTCTACGAGTAGGATTAATCACGCTACCCCCAAACGTAGATATACTGCCCCAAGGGAAGTCTACACGCCCACCAGTTGCAAGCTTGTTATACCCAAACAGTACATTATACTTTGGGCTACGAATATTTTTACGAATCGTTAATTTTACAGTTTTTCTAGACATAGTTATTCTCCTTCATTAAGGTTAGGTTTGTTTCTACAGTTTAGTTTACTCATTAATTTCTTTTTGTCAACCATTGTTACAGGTTTAGTTACACGATTTAATGCCCTTGCTATCGGGTTAGTACGTTTAGTTTTTCCTTTCTTTTGTTTTTTCATAACAACCCCACTTCTAACTTAGCTACCTCAGACATACATTCCTGTGTCCAAGGTGGTTCAAAAGTAACAGTTACATCACAGTACACTATTCCTTCCACTTTCATAACTGCTTGCTGCACCCACACAGGTATTGACTGAGCTTCTGGACACCATGCAGAAGTTAGAGTCATGGTTACAAAACAGTTAGTGTCCTGTATATCTATATCATATATTAAGCCAAGCTCGTATACATCTACAGGTATCTCAGGATCAAACACTGTTTTTAATTGCTGTATAATTTTATCTTTTAACATTTATATTTGTTTGAGAATTTTAAATCCATCTATCAAAGCTCTCTCTGCCTCCTCTTTCTGGTTGTTTCTTAACAAAGCTATGCCCAATTCAAAACTAGCTATAGCTTCTTCTTCTATCTTTGTATTAGTAGTTACTTCCTTAACTTCCTCCTCTTGATCAACAACAGGGGATAGCTGGTCTTTAATTGCTGATGTCATAGTGTTTTCTCCTTTCTATTTATGTAGTGCATAATGTTTCTTACCTGCACCATGCGCCATTATTACTATTGATTTAGCATTGATAGTATTACCAGAACATAACAAGCAGTCTTCACAAGTTGTTCTTCTACCTGCTTCCTCACTAGCTGGACATGATACCTCTTTCTCTTTTACTACATGGGGGCTACTTGCATACGTAACTCTAAACGTGCGCTCTCCTCTACCCCATGCCTCCTCTGCTTGTTCAAGTGTATCTACTGATGTCATAGTCAAGTCAGGTCTGTAATCTACAGATGGCATACCCGATTGGTGACTATACCCTGTATGCCCATCTGCTTCAAGTAGCAAGGTATCCCATGTCTCACTTGGAACTACAGCAGGATCACCATATGAGCCTAAACGTACAACTCTACTTCTGCCAATATCTACTATACTTTCTTGTTTGCCTACTACAGATGGATATAATCCTTTTTTATATGCTTTGAATACAGACAACACCATCAATAGCATAACATAGCATGAGCGTTCTTTAGCTCCTCCACTATCTCCATCATGCTGTATACCCCTATGTATACAGTTACCACAAATAGTAAAATCTTCTCCTGTTCTACTGGCAGTTATAGGGTCAATGTCGCTACGCATTATGATAGTTTGAACCTCATTGCCAGTTTTAGTATTAGAGGATTTTGTAATTGCTACAACTACAATAGGCTTGCCGTCCATTAAACTTGGCCCATCATAGATAACATATCCCTTGGGTTTTTTCATGGTGTTCTCCATCTGTTAAGTTATACAATTATAATTAGTATTATTTCAATAAGTAAAGTTAATATATCCATTTCTACTACTCCTTACAAACCTTACAAATAATTATTTCACACGTTCTCTCTCCAAAAAAGTTACTGAACCATGAATTACATAAGTTACATGTACTGTCTTTAATTATACTCTTTTCTGCCATAGATGTATCTATTAATACATTGTGTAGATAAGACATAGCTTAGTCCTCCTCTACCTTGATACCGCTTTTCTTCAAATTCTCTTTGGCTTGCTCTTTGGTTATACCTTGACGTTCCGCCATCCATTCTAGCAAGTCATTACCTGTTATTTCTTTGGTAAATTTACTGCCTTCAACTTCTTTTATAGCCATTATTTAGTCCTCCATTTGTTTGATATTAACTATAAACTCACAACGGTCATGTATCAACTCTGCTGCCCTTCCCTAGTTTAACAGTTCCCACAGCGAATCGATAGACCAATCTGCATTAAGATGAGGCTCCAATCTGTCCCTAATCCTTTCCACGAGTTCTCTTACATCACCATCATAGTGTCTCAGATACTCCACCTCAAGTAAATAAACTTCATTATTCAAACGTACTACCTTAACTTCTATGTCAAAATCATACTCCCCATCTGTTTTTGTTTCAATTATACGTTGAATCTGTTCTGTCGAAGATACTGCATCTTGGGTTTTTCCAATTTTTAGCACAAGCAGGTTTTCATCAACTATACAGTCTGCATAAAAGTTACTTTGAAAACTACTCATCTGTTAGTCCTCCTAAATACTCTTGGGCCTCGTTTACGAAATACTCTATAAGGA